ACAAACGAAAAAGAATATCATTTTTCTTATGCTATGGTAATAACTGATTTTACAGTTGCAGTTGATCAAGGTGGAGCAAAATATTATTTAAAGTTAGTTGAAATGGGTCAAATAGCATTACGAAGTAGTGTTCAAGATTTGCACGGTTCTATAAAAATATCTGCAAATACATTAGGACAATTTACTACTGAATTTTCTAAAATATTAAATGAAGAATCAAAACTTGAAACACAACACTCTGCAAAATTTCCTGATACTTTTTCTATAGGGTTCGACAAAACTGATGCTTCTGAGCAAATGTCTCAATGGGTGTTTGGCGGGTTACAAGTATATTCGGGGGCCCCTAAACATAAACTTTCATTAGAAGGTGACATTCTTACTTCAGAATTTCATAAAGGATCTAGTATAATTGATATTCTTAGTGTTGCAATTGCGGCAACAGTAGAAATGCAACAACTACCTACAATTGACGGAGGAAAAGCAAAAGAAACTGGCGAGGATAAAGAAACAAAACAGGATAGTCCACATGCGTGGTTTAAAATAGTGCCTGAAGTAATAATAACAAATAACTATGATACAAAAAGAAAAGTTTACCAAAAAACATTTATATACAAAATAAAACTTATAATGGATGAAAGACTAGCCACACTATCTGATGCATTTTTTACTGATCCGGAAAAACAAAAGCAAAGAGTAGGCCAACTTGGTAAATTCAAGTTATTAACAAAAAAATACATGTATATGTATACTGGACAAAATACAGAAGTATTACATTTTGATATAAAACTGAATTATATATATTGGAGAATGGTAGCTACAGGAGGAGGTATGCAGAGTAATCCTGATACTATTTTAAGTCAAGATCCAAGTGCAGAAATTAGCGGAAGTTCGGGCTCTGGTGGTGCAAGTAAAGATTTTGCTGGATCTTCTCCAGAAATTGCTGAAACATCAGATGGAGCAAAACCGGCTAAGTCATTAACAGGGACCAACGGAACAGGTTTAAATTCTTCAGTTATGCCTCCAAAGTTTGGAGAATTTTTGTCAGTACCACAAGCAGATGAGGAACCAATAAAACGTACATACTTAGAATCTTTTTCTGCTGAAAATGATCAGGAACAAGAAAACTGGTATGCTCCGCCAGTGCAGGCGACTGGGATTCCTACAGATACAGTAGCTGGCACGACACAAGTTGCAGGTGCTACTCCTCTTAGGTTTGGTGAAGTATATGCAGATAAAACAAGCGGCGACTTTATGAATATAGAATTAAATATTGTTGGAGATCCATACTGGTTGGGCATGTCTAATATTAATAAACAATATGCAAACATAGGTACTAATCTTGCCGCTGCTTATGATCATGGATCTAATTTATTTTATTTTAAATTATTGATGCCACAAGAACATGACGAAACAGGCGATACTATAATAACTGATAGTTTTACTATAAGTGGATTATATTGTGTAACACATGTTATCTCATCTTATGTTGATGGTGGGTTTACCCAACATTTACAGGCGTATAGAAGTTTAGCATCAAATTATAATTTAATAAAAGGACAACTAGATGGAGGCAAAAATGTAATTGTTGTCGAAAAACCAGATAAACAAGATAATGATGCAACACCATCAGATCAATTAAACGAAGATACGAAACCTTAATAGATATAGGAAAAATTAATGGCATATGAATTAGAAGTTACTACACCAACAAGCGAAAAAACGCAATTAGGTCTGGCTCCTCCTGTCGGTTCAGTAGCAGGATACGGAGAAGAACCAATTGGTGGTGTTTATAGTTTTACAGCAACCGGACATGACATAACAGATAGGCATATTGCTAGGTTACATCCAAAAATACGAGAATCAGTATCAACGTTTATTAGAGGATGCCTTTCCGATACTGCAATACAAAAAGTAGTATATGTAAACGAATCTGTTCGATCTGCATCAGCACATGATGCATTAAAAAAAGCAGGTGAAACTACTACTGAATATAAAGAATCGCACCATTCGTCTGGAACAGGATTTAAAATTATTTTACCAGCCGCATCACCAGATTATGAATATATGACTACAAGTTTAGCCGATCCGACAATTTCAGCAGGTAATCAAATTATTTGGGGGCTTATTGGTGCAAAGGCAATTGCAAATAGTTTATATTGGAGTGGCACAGACGGATGGAATTATGCACATTTTGAATTTAGAGATTGCAGTACCCAACCGGGTGCCTCAAAATACCATGTACGAAGCAATGAATATACAGATGCAGATGGCTGGTTTGAGTTATATTGTCCACCAGCGTAAGGAAAAATTATGGCATTAGACGGAAGAAGTGCAAAAGTAGCAGACAGATTTACTGATGTCCCTACAAGTGTTCTTAACCAACCGAATGGTTTATATGTAGGTAAAATTAAAGATACTTCTGATAGCGACAGAATGGGAAGAATAAAGGTATGGATTCCTGACTTTAATGGTCCAGAGCACCTTGAATCGGCTTGGACACTTGTACGTTATATGTCTCCGTTTGCAGGTTCAACTGCTGAAGAATATGAAACATCTGATTACACATCTTTTGATAATACTAAAAAAAGTTATGGTATGTGGATGGTTCCACCAACTCTAGATTCGTTAGTTGTTATCGGTTTTCTTGGAGGGGACCTTAACAATGGTGTGTTGATGGGTTGTTTATATCATCAAGAGAAAAATTTTACAGTTCCAGGAATACCTAGTGCTACTAATTATGGTGGATTAGGACCTGCCGCAGAAAGAAACAAAAATGATCCGCAAGACGTTTTAAGACCCAAACATGATCCTATGGCTAATGCATTAGATACGCAAGGTCTAACCAATGATGCAGTAAGAGGAACTACAACTAGCGGAGCTCGTAGAGAAGCACCTAGCAGAGTGTTTGGAGTACTTACACCTGGTCAACATCAATTTGTTATGGACGATGGCGATAGTGAAGGAACAGACAGCATGATCCGTCTTAGAACAAGAAATGGCGCTCAAGTTATGATAAATGACGAACATGGAATGATTTATATTATTAGTCGAGACGGATATAACTGGGTTGAATTAAGTAATGACGGAAAGATTGATGTATATGCTAAGGGTAGTATATCTATGCATTCAGCAGAAGATGTAAACATACATGCAGATAATAATGTTAATATACATGGTGGTAATGGAGTTAACATTCTTAGTCAAGGTTCGGATGGTATTAAAATAGATGCAATGGTAGGTAAATTTGAATTACATAGTATGAAAGATTTTATTTTACATTCTGATATGAATGGTAACATAAAATCGACAGGCCAATTTGGAGTACAAGCCTTGAGGGTAGATTTAAATAGTGCTACTGTACAGCCTGCAAAAACACCTAAATTAAAAAGTCTTGTCGGTAATACCACTACAGCAACAAGTATATGTGCTCGTGTACCAGAAGAAGAACCTTGGTTTAATCATAATATAAGTGTTGCAATAGATCCAGGATCTCAACAACAAGAAGATGTAGGAGCAATAGTTTACAAATAATGGCTATTTCAGCAACAGCGGCAACAATATACGATTATACTATTTTTGTAAAGGATACTGATAATTATTCTAGTACAAAAATTGCCATGGATAGTTTAAAAATAAGTGATAACGGAGTTTTGTTAATACTTGGGTTTGAACGATGGAGGGCATATCAATATTGGAATGGATCTGAATACAGAATTGGTTATAATAGTTTATCTGAGGATACAAATATAAATGGACTTACAGAAGATCAAGCATATAGTTTGTTTAGACAAGATCTTAAAACAGCGGAAAAACGATTAAGATCGGAATTAGGGGATAAACCAACACATTTAACACAAAACCAATATGATGCATTTGTTAGTTTTTGTTATAGTATTGGAAGTATTTCAAAGGCAATCATATCAGAAACAAATTATGATTTAATAACTGCAATAAGAAATGCGGCTAGTGCAGATAGTGGAGTAGAAAGTACAACAGAAGCATGGAATAATGTTGCCTCCATGATTCAAGGTTATGGCGAACAACGAGATCGACGAGTAGCTGAAGCAAGTGCGTTAATGCTTGGAGATTATTCAGATTTAAAAGATAGATCTTGGTTACGGACAGAAGGTATCCAAGATATGAGAATTAAATATCCAGACGGATATAAAAGCGATACTAAAGATGGAAAATCTACAGGGTATCAAAAAAGACAGGCAGAATTTATTTATTATGTTGAAGCAACTAAGTTTCTGCCTGGAATGAGTGAGGTTGCTTATAGGGCAGTTGTGAACAGAACAACAAATCCGCCTATTGAAATCCCTACATGGGAAACTTGGTCTAAAGGAACAGGAAGCGGAATAACTGGCTATAAATTACAAACATCTGCTTCTTCTAGTAAAATTTAATTTTTAGCAATAACTTCGCCATTAAAGTTAGGTTGACCATGCATTTTACCTGTTACCCAATTATCATTTTTACTTGCCAATGGTTCATTTTTGTTTAATTTAGAAGTACCTTCTAATATACCATCAACATAAAGTCGGGCTTCGTTGTTATTTGTGTCAACTACTGCTTTTACAATATATGTATGTCCTTCTTTTTTGTTTGTTTTTCCATTTATATTACTTGTATTGCTCCAACTACAAACAGGATCAAAGAAAAATCCAGGTTGGTTTTGATTCCATGTATGCATCCCTATACCACAATCATCATTTCCATTTACTCCACGTACAGAGTTTGACCAAATAACTCCATATCTTTCACCAGTACTTGCATCTTGCGGCATTTTATTAATTAAAACTTTTGCCGATAATGTAAATAATCCTTTTGTATTTGTTTGAACATGCCTTTTGACAATTATTTTTTCTTTCTTTATAGTTTGATTTTTAGCAACCGTATGAGTTGGTTTGTTAAGAACCTGTTTAAAGAATTTTGAACTTTGTTG